ATACTCGTCTTTTTCCTTATCATAATGCTCTTGAATACTTTGAAATGTAAATTTTCTTAACCAAATAGGCATATTGTATACGTCTCCCCAAGAGTATCCTCCCTTACCGTGAAAAACTATTTGATGTATGGTATTGAATATATTAGATCTATATCCTACTGTCAGGCCAAAAAAACCCTACCGTTATTGGTAGGTCGACTCCCTCCTCAAAGCCTTCTGGGTAAACTGTAAGGTCAACATCAGGATTTACCCTTTTATATTCTTCTCTTATTGCTCTTGCATCTTTAGCAAGTAGGTAATTATCAACAAACTCTCTTATATCTTTATTTTCTGTAGACCCATTAACTGAAGTTAAAAGGTGTTTAAGTCTAGTGGTACTGCTTGTGATGTTATCTTTATTAATTTTCTGTAGCCCTGTTATCTCTCTATCAATTGCTTTTTCATCTTTATGATTAAGAAGTTTAAAAGTAACTACATTATCTGTGTTAGGTAGATTAAAAGTAAATTCATTTTGACCTTTAGTAACTAAACTAGCGTCAATTTCATTATTATTTAATTCTGTAAGATCTATTGTGGCTTGTTTACCAGCAATATCTACGATGTAGTCTTTACCGTACGCTAATATACGAGCAGCTATCATAATAGCATTTTTATCTCCACTTAATAGAGAATTATAATCAACTCCTTCTGTAACAATAAGTGATTGTAGTAGTTTATCTATTACAACACCTTTCTGTATATAGTTTTGATTAGTTAAAATATCTTCTTCTCTAGCAGTCATATACTTCATCTCTATAACACCAGAAGCTAATGGTGATTGTTCGGGATAAAATAAGCCTTTTGATGGGAGATCTACTGTTTCAGTAGGTAATTTAAATTTTGGTTCCATAAATTTTATTTTAGTATAACTTGTCTTTATATAAATATACGAATAAAAACTTTATAAACAAACAAAAAACCCGACTGATTGCCGGGTTCTTATATATATGTGTAGTTGATGATTAGTAATTCAATACACAGTAGTCCATTGATACTGTCATCTGTAAATCTACTACTTCTGAATTTGCCCAATCAAATGATCCGAAGTTAGCAGTTTGTATGAATGCTCCTTTTATTACCCATTCACCGATTATATCACCTACAGGTCCTAAAATATTTAGAGTTAAATCTTTTTTATAGAAATCTGAATAACCAGCTCTACCAGTTACTGATTCATAAGAAAGACGAGCCCATTCCATTACTGCTTGTGCTCCTGATGGTGTTATTGGATCATATAATGTCATATCCATATCTCCCCATTCTCTCTTCCCACGTATTTTTCTGTACGTGTTAATGTGGTCTAACTTAACAACTTCATCTGTGAAGCTTGGAGCTGCTACGTTTTTAACCATGAATGATGGAATACCATCTATAAATAAGACAAATCTGTTTTGTACTTTCGGTTCGAAAGCTTTAAACATTATTTCATTTGGGTCTAATACTGCCATTTTATACTTTTAATTATTTATTATAAATATCTACTTTAAAACTTATGCTCCAAAAGTTGCACCTGTTGGCTCAACTGTGAAGTCTAGTACAATAAATTCTGCTGTCTTAGCTGGTTGTATGAAGATTTGACCTACTAATTGGTTTCTGTCTATTACGTCAGCTGAATTGTTAGTGTCATCCATTACAACTCTGTAAGAATAAAGACCTTGTCTTTGTACTACTGAATCTAAATATGGATTAACTGATGATAAGAATTTATTTCTAGTATTTACTGTATTCTGTTCGAATACTAAGTTCTGTGCTTGATTACCTAAAAACTCTTTAAGTTCAATTAATAATCTTCTTACGTTTACTCTATCTAAAGCAGAAGCTTTAGTTTGTAAAGTCTTTTGTCCAAATACTGCAATTCCTGTTCCAGGGAAAGTAGCTATTGGATTTACTTTAGAATCATATAAACTATCTCTTTGAACTCTTGATAATCTTCTTTCTGCTTGAATAACTCCTGTTAAACCTCCTCTTACAAGTCCTGCTGGTGCAAACCATGGTGCTGAAGATCCATCTGTAAATGCATATACTCCAGGAATAAATACTGAAGCTGGTGCCCATACATTCTTATTTGTGCTAGACTGAGTCTGTAACCAAGGCCAGTATGAAGCTGCATAAGAGCTATTTAATGTATCTGCTTGTCCTGTTATGTTAGACACTGTTCCTCCGTGACCGTATAAATCAACTACTGCAATACAGTCTCCTCTGCTTTCTGCTAAGTCTATTAATGAGTTAATTGTAGTAGAGTGATTATTATTATTTAATCCTGGTGCTGTAATTACATTAAATCTATAGTCATCAGAGTTGCCTAATAAAGTAATTACCTTACTGTAACATCCTGCTGTAAGACCTTGAGATCTTGCTGCTGCATTATCATAGTAATTGTCTCCTCCTACAACGTTAGCTCCAGAAGCATTAAAGAATGATCCTGATCCTTCTATTGGTAGAGACCCTGTAAGGCTATCTAACCTTCTTGCGCCATCGTTTCCGATATAATTTATAGTAGGTGAATTTACTGCACTAATTCTAATGTAATTAGATTTGTTAACATATTCTCCAGTAACAGTAACGTTATCTCCTGTACCGGAAATAGCTTCTACTTGATTTCCGACTACTTTTTCAATATAGTTTTCTGAGTTAGGATCTAAGCTTAAATTATTGAATGTTTCTAATACAATTTTATTTTTAAGATTATCATCTCCTCTACGTATTGATAAAGTAAATGTTCCTTTAGATATATTTTTGTTTGAAATTTCCCATCTCAAGTTATCAGCAGATCCGCTTTTTAATGAGCTATCACTGTTTGATTCTCCTGCATCTAAAGATGCTGTTGAGTTATTGTATAGAGCTCCTTTACCTAAGGTATTTAATTGAAAAGGTTGAATTGATGCATTTGCTGATGCAGAAATAAAAGTACTTCCTGCTGCTGTAAAAGATCCTGTTACTACTCTAGCTACTAATAAAGAATTACCTCCTTGAGAGAAATAATTTTTAGCTGCCATTGAAGTAAAAAATTCTTGCTTAGTTGAACCTGATTCAAATGTGTCTCCAAATACTCTTACATATTCGTTATAAGAAGTAACTGTAGTAGGGATTTCAACTGGTCCTTTTACTGCTGGGCCAATTATACATGCTCCAACTTCTGCTGGTGCTGGGGAGATAAAAGAGATATCGTTTTCTCTTTGAAATACACCTGGGGAGATAATAGTTTCTGCCATGTCTTGGTTTAGTTTAATTATTGTATATTAATAAATATATTGTCTATTTCGAAAAACTCTTGTAAACAGAGTATTTGTCTTCTTATATAAATAGATACTAAAAGTCTAAAGTGATGTAGGAATGAAAGTACCTTTGGAAGGATTAATGGTTCCGTCTCCGTACTTAGATTGAAGATCTTTTGCTAGAGCTGCGTTTTGTTCGTTAGTCTCTTTTGTGAATTGACTTAGAGCAGCTTTCTTCTTATCTATATATAGTTCGATTTTGCCTATTTCTTCTAGTAAATCCTGTTTATACTGAGAATTTATTACGATGTTAATTTTTTTAGATAGTTCTATTTTCAAATTAGCTATTTCTATAATATCTGTTTTGATTAATTCTAATCTTTTTTCTATAATTTTAACGTTGTTAAACTCTTCTTTTTTTAATTTTTTTGCTCTTTTTACTGCCATTGTTTATTGTTTGGTAACTTAAGATTAATATCCTGAATTAATTCTATATTATAACATTCAAATAATTCTTTCCAGAGTAGACTACCTTCGTATTCTTTTGCAACCCACCATTGAAGTTTACTATCTAATTTAATTGCTTCTTTCATAAATCCTTCTTGAAAGCTTTTAGTACCGTCGTCTTGAAACATTTTATCTATTACATATGGGTAACAAGTAAAAACTCTCTCATCCATTGCTTTATAATGAATATATCCGTAAACACATTCTTCTTTAGTTGTATCGTTTAATAAAGGTTGGTTTTGAAGATATGCTTTTCTAAAGCTATTTTTCATGTCTTCTTTATATTCGATAATATCTGTATCGAGATCTGGTTTAAATTTTACTATGGACTTATACTTATATGGGTCTTTAATTAAACTTGTAGCATAGAATGTAGACTGTAGGTATGAGATTCGTTTTCTATTATGCTCAGGTTTAGTGAACATAAAGGTAGTTTCATTACAGTATTTTTTATACCTATCTAATTTATTTATCCATCTTTGATTATCCTCTGTTTGCCAAGAATGTACAAATAGATCAGTATCTTTATCTAAAAAAGGAATAATGTTATCAGATAGATTATATAAAAATCCGGATATAAAGACAGCTTTATTCATAAAAGTGTTTGAGTTGATTTTTGTTTTTTATTTAAAAAATACTTATTATATAGAAAATCACTAAAGTTTGAATGGTCTAAAGTACCAGGATGGTTTTCTACATGATAGTCTTTATCTGATGTATGTATATAGTGTGGCCAACTTATACCGACTTTATCGTTGAAACTAAGAAGATATTCGCAATTTTTTATTTCTGCATCAAGAGGAAATTTTTTAGACATCTTAAAAAGATTATCAATTACTAATAACTTACTATCCCTACTTTTTACAAATTCGTTTAGCATTAGCAATTGAATTTTTATATTATCTAATTCATGAGCTTTATCGTAATTGACTTTATACCAATATTGACTATAGTTACTTATATCTTTATTAGTGATATCTTTTTTAGCATAAGTAGACTTATTGTGATCTCCAGTGACTTTAATTACTAAAGGCCTATCTACTCCG